CTCGGCGGGTTGGAAGCACGGCTAATTCATGGCTCTGACAGCCCAACAATTGGTGGATGTCAGGCGCTACTGCGGATATTCGCTTTCGGGCAACCCCGCATCGGAGTTCTATCGGGAGCAGGTCTATTCGACTCTGACATACGCAAGCCTGTCTCTCGATTACAGGCTCGCCAACCTCAGCGCCGAAGAAGAAAGCACGGTCGTTACCTACTACCTCGCCAACCTGTATCTGCGAGAAGCGGAAATTCAGGGTGCTGCTGCAAACCTTGATACTGACGTGGCCGCAGTCTGGACGCACAACAAAGACGAGGTGAGCGACCGGATGGGATTGTTCAATCAGCTTCGTCTCGACCTGTGCAATTTCCTCGGCTTTGAGCCCGGCAAGGGCGTGAGGTCACAAAACCGCCTCGTGAGGGCCTGATACCGGACTGACCAATGACCAATGCCGCAACGATACAGGCCCGGGTATACCGAGGCTATGGGATCGCGGCGAGGGTGATCGGCTCAAACTATCAGTTCTACCGCCCCGGCAATCCGCCAATTCCGACCGGGAATTACGACACGCCAGGCCGGACGCAGGACAATGGGCAACAATACGATCAATCGCTCGAGCAATTCGATACCGGCGACACGTTCGACGGTGACAAAAACTTCGACCAGGCCGTAAATCCGGATCTGGTCGACCAGACAAGGCTTGACGCTCAAGGCGCCACCTTCGACAGCGGAACAAGTTTCGACCAGCCGGGAAACCTGCTGTTCACCCTCCCGGTGAGCCTCAACGCCGAGGACATGAAATACCGCAAGCCGAACAAGTACGGCAAAGCCACATGGTACGCCCTGCTTGACGGCACCAATCTTGCGGTTGGCGACTATTTCGTAGGGCCACAGGGGACTTTCTTCATCGCCGCGCTCCAGCCGCTGCTGCCGATCCTTGTGGTGGAGTGCAACCGCACGGTCTCGGTATTCCGGCCACAGACGCAAACGGCAAACGGAATTGGGGACTACGGCGGCAACACAGCAGAGAACGAAGTGGCCATCGTCACCGGCAGGCCGTGCAGCATCCTGCAGGGCACCAAAGGCGAAAAGTCGGATGCCAACCTGCCGGGCGACACGCGGGCTCCGTGGTGGGTGGTTTTGATGCCGGTTGCCGGCGTGGACATTCACATGGACGACATCATCATGGATGATCTCGGCCGGAGATATGTCGCCTCCTCGGTGGAAATTTCGGATCTGGGGTATCGTATAACGGCGATGTCGGACCTGCCGTGAGTTGATATTTCGTGAAGGTTTCAATACCGTCATGACATGCGTGATTCGCGTTCCGTCAACTACTACTCTCCTTATGGCAGGACGCTAATTTACTGCCTTTTTGACCCCCGTTCAGGCGCGATCAGGTATATCGGCAAAACGGAAGGGTGCTTGCTGAGGAGATTGCATGGCCATATAGCATGCGCGAACACGGGTCGCGGGAAGTCTGATCTGTGTAATTGGATAAGAGAATTACTGGAGATTGGGGAGCGCCCAGTTACTGCGCTTTTAGCGGAGGTTTCTGACGGCGATCGATGGCAGGATTGCGAGAAAGGTTGGATCGCAAAATATCTGATGAGCGATATCGCACTTTTAAATGGGACGACGGGTGGAGGAGGTAACGGCGGCAAAAACAAAGGTCGCAAACTTTCCGCTGAAGCCAGAGCAAATATGGCTGCTGCTCACCGAGGTAGGCCGGGCCGTAAATGGGTACCAGGCCAAAGAGAGAAGTTTCTAGCCAGTCGTAAGTATGTGCCCTGGACGCCGGAGATCCGGGAAAAAACGATGAAAGCTCGGAAAGCCTACAGGTTTACGCCCGAACATTGCCAGTCGATGTCGAAGTGTATGAAGAGGGTGTGGGCGAGACGGCGGCAGAAAAAGGAAAGCGCAGGTCTGCCATTTCAGACATTCTTGATGTAGAAAACGTGCTCTGCAAAGCTATCTTTGCCGCGGTCTACCCGGCGGTCACCTTCGACGAGGCCGGCTACACCTTCGACAGCAAAGAGACCTTCGATCAGACCAGCACCGATCCGATTGCTGCCAACAAATTCGATACGGGCACGGAGTTCAACACCGGTGCAAAGTTCGACCAAAAGATCTCCCCGAGCATCTCGGGCACTGACATTCTGATTTACGCAGGCTGGCCGCAGGAAGACAATCTCGCGACCGACCTCGCCAAGGGCAAAACCCACATCAGCGTGTTTCCCAAGGCCGAGGAGCGCAACACGACGCGCTATCCTGAGCGCGAAGTGGTCACCGCGCCAGCCATCACGACTCTGACCCTTGAGGTCACCGGACCGGTCCTGGTGGCGGGGCAAACATTTTACGACGCGGCCGGACAGGTCTGGGACGGTACCGGCAACTATGACGGAGCAGTCCAGCGAAGCATGCTGGTGACGGTGGGCGGGACTGTGTCCCTGCCTCAGAACCTCGCGCTTCGAATCAACAACAAGTTCTACGTCTACGCCGTACAGAAAGGCGACACGCTGGCGAGCATCGCCGCGGCCATCGGCGCGCTGATAGGCGCCGACATCGCTGGAACGTCTGTCAGTGGCCCGGTTATCACTATCGGCCCAACCGGGCGCTTACAGGCGGCGCGCGTCGGGGGCGTTGGCACCGTCTCGCGCGAGGTCAGGCGGCAGGAACGGGTTGTGATGATCTCCGTTTGGGCGAATGCACCGGCCCTCCGGGATAAAATCGCGGCGGCTGTCGATGTTGCCTTGGCGCAGCAGCGGTTTCTCACGATGCCGGACGGCTACGGCGCCCGGCTTATCTACAAGAACTCGATGGTGATCGACGCGCAGCAAAAGGCCGATCTCTACCGCCGAGACCTCAATTACACGGTCGAATATGCGACGACCGTATCGAAGCAACGCGCCGCCATTATCGCACCCTTCGCCAACGTCAACGACTTCCAAGTCACAGCGTAGAGGAATCCCATGCATTTGACCGTAATCCAGCCCTTCGGCGACTACGCGAGGGGCGAGAAGATTTATGAGCAAGAGGAAATCGACAAGGTTCTGAAGGGCGAGAATTCATCCTTTGTCGTGAAGACCGCCGATCAAATGATGAACGGGGCTCCTCACGTACCCACGAAACCCAATTAACCGGGAGCCTCCATGCCTGTCTATAACCTCGGCGCACTTAATACGGCAGCACTCGTCACGCCCGCCGTCTATGTGCAGAAAATACCGCCGCAGACGCGGTACATCAACGGCGTGCCCACGGACATTCTTGGCCTGGTCGGGGTTGGATCATGGGGGCCTGTCAATAGCGCCGTGCTCGCCGACAACAGCACCTTCGGCGTCGTTACCAATCGCGAATACGATCTTGCAACCGCCCTCTCCATCTCGGCGCAAGTCGGGGCCAACAATGTGCGCGCCGTGCGCGTCACCGACGGCACCGACGTTGCAGCCTCCGCCGCCATAATCGACGTTGCCGGTTCCCCTGTAACGGGCGCCATGCTCACGGCTTTCTATACTGGCATCGTCGGCAACGGCTTCTCGGCGATCATGGCGGCAGGCACCAAGGCGAACACGTTCAGGCTCACGATCAACCGTCCCGGCTATGTTGCCGAAGTATTCGATAACATCGGCGGCTCGGGTTCGACGCTCTGGGCTAACATCGTCGCTGCCGTCAACAACGGCCAAACCGGCTTGCGCGGGCCGTCCCAGCTTTGCGTTGCCACCATCGGCAGTTCTTCGGCAGCGCCCAAGGTCGCCAACGCCTCCTTCAGCGGCGGCACCGACGGCGCATCCGGCGTCGACGATGCCACCCTCGTCGGCGCGGACGCGGTTGCTGCGGCAAGCCGCACCGGCATGTATGCCCTGCGCGGGACAGGCGCCCAGGTCGCCAACATCATCGATGTCACCGACGACACCCAATGGGCCAATATCGCGGCTTTCGCCGATAGCGAAGGCGTCTATATTCCCGTCCCCGGCTCTGCCGGCCAATCCTATTCGACCGTCTCCGCCAACCTCAACACTTCCGGCGCCGATACCCCATCCCTCAAGGCACTCGTGGGCGACTGGATTTACTGGCAGGACAACGTCAACGGCATTCTCCGGCTGATTTCGCCCGCCACCTTCATCGCCGCCGAAATTGCCTCGCTCTCGCCCCAACTATCCACCCTCAACAAGCAAATCCCAGCCGTGGTTGGGACGCAGCGAAGCGCCCAAAACCAGCCCTACACCTTCGCCGAGATCGGAGCGGTAGCAACGTCGCGGCTGGACGCCGTCGCCAATCCTTGCCCCGGCGGCTCCTACTATGGAGCGCAGACCGGCCGTAATGCGTCGAGCGATCCGACGCGCAACGGCGACAACTACACCCGCATGACGAATTTCATCGCCGCCACGATTGCGGCATCGTTCGGCTATGTCATCGGCCAGCCACAGACCAAGGAGTTGCGCCTTGAGGTCACGGCCTCGATGCGCTCGTTCCCGCAAACCATGGTCGATCAACACATGATCGGCGACGTGAACGGGGGGCCTGCTTATTCGGTCGAGATCGACAAGGCCAATAATCCTGACAGCCGCGTAGCGCTTGGCTACATGCAGGCCGACGTCCAGGTCAAATATCTCAGCATCATCTGGTTTTTCCTCGTCAACCTTGAAGGCGGTCAGACCGTGACCGTCGTTCAAACAGGTCAGCAAGCAGCTTAGCGCGGAGCTTCCATGCCCACCAATAATTTCACGACCGGCAAAGACGTTCAACTCGTCATCCAGACGCAGAACGGCCCGCTTCAGCTTTCGCTCACGAAATTCAGCGCCAAGCCGAAGTCGACAACAATCGAATCGAAGCAGCTCGACGGCACCAAGATCCATGCCATTATCCCCGACGGCTGGGAGCTGTCCTTTGAGATCGACCGCATGGACACGACCGCCGACGATTTCTGGGCGACTTACGAAGCCGCCTATTATGCCGGCGTCAACCAGCTTTCGGGCGTGATCTACGAGACCATCAACGAAGCCAACGGCAGCATTTCCGAATGGCAGTTCAACGGCGTCGTCATCAAGCTCGACAACGCGGGCGACTTCGCCGGCGACAAGAAGGTCGAGCAGACCTTCAGCGGTATGGCGACGACGCGGGTTAGGGTGGCATAATGGTCGAGACGCCATCCCAGGAGCTTACGAAGCCGATTACTAAGAGCGTCACC